AGATGCCGGTGTAGGCGAACTTAAGGTTCACACCGAATGCCGTGTCGGTATAGCGGTAGGAAGTATCAAACGTGTCGCCACGGCTGAAGAACCCGCTCGCCAGCTCGGCGTACATGATCGGACGCTGAATGGATAGACCACCAGGGAACGACACTTTCTTCTTAGTGAGAATGCGCTGCAATAGCGGATCGCTCTTGAAAATTACATCAGTACTCTTTGGTACGATGAATTTGTTGGTATAGGCGTTGATATCTAATAGTGATAGAGCCATAATTCTTTCTCTCGTCAGCGTCCGCTATAACAGTGTTATGCGTTAGCTTTTAATAGGTTTTCCTCTCGGTATTTTTGAGCAGCGAAGCTCGCTGCGGATCGACCCTCAGGGATGATGTCATCGACCATTCCCTGCTGCCTGCGCTGAAAGTGACCAAGATCGTTGCTGCTGTCGTTAGTTGGAGTAATTGAGGCTCCGTTGGACTGAATCAATCCGTCAACGGCTTCCCGCTTGCCCTTTTCAAAGGCCTCGGTCTCAATCTGCTTTAAACGAGCCTGCAAGCTCTCTTCGTCCCTTGTCTTACGGGCGTCCCGAACGTGCATGTCATATGCCATATCCAGGTCGTTAGTACCGTACCCGCCTACCTTAGTCAAGAACTCAGTTGCCTTAAACGGCTCCTTGAACTCTAGTACGTGTCGGCTAGCGATTTCAGCTAGCTTCGCGCCTACATAGGCAGAGCCCTGTAGACTATCAGTGAAAGTCTTTTCCTTTTCACTTAGAACGCTATTTAAATCAGCTGTCTTAGCTAAACCCAAACTTGCAATGTGTGTATTGATTTGATCGAAAGTCATATTTCCTTCTTGTGCAGCTTCCAGTTCTTGAATTCTTGCCTTGAGCAGTGCCTCCGCCTTAGTCGAGCCAGAACCGTCATCCCAGTTCTCTTCCCTCCAGGCATCCCATGCGTTAGCAAATTCCATAACAGGTCTGAATTCGTCTAACTTTCTGCTATAATCATCTTGTCGCATCCATCCCTGCTTAATCTGCGGGTGCTTGAATACTACTTGCGTCATTACTTCTTTTTCAGTTGGGTCTAGTATATTGAGTACGTCGTCAAAATTCACTTGTGTTCATCGCCTCGCTCAGTGCCAGCTTAAGTCGTTTAAAATCCTACCCATTGGGGTGCCAGATATGACTCGCCTACTAGCTAGTGCTATAATGGTTGCGGTTAAGCCATTCCTACGTCTTGTGGACCGGATGGCTGTGTTGGAGTCTGTGTCCCAGTCTCCTCAGGAGTTGTTGCTGTTAGTGACTGCTGAAGCTGAGAACCAGCCTCTGCCATCTTCTGTACGAGTGGAGCAAGCTCCGGTCTCGTCTGAAGTAGGACTTGAGCGGCCTTTCCTAAAAGGTCCGCAATCTGAGTTAGAGCCTCGGTCGCGAAGCTGGCTGGGTCCTGTTGCATTGGATCACCGGATGGTCCAGGCTGACCGAAAGACTGCTGAGCCTGACCAGCGAACTGACCCATATTCGGCATTTGACCAGCTACGTCAGGCGGAAGTGGAATACCTGGGTTCATATTAGAAATTCTTCTTCTGAGTTATGGTACGATCTGACATAGGGGTGTCATACGACTGCCATCCGCTCATAGGCTTCTGATTAAGTTTTACCGTCTCAGCGCTATTCATTTGCCGAATTCCATCTGGAGTTCCAGCTCCGTACTTAACAGTACTTGGCTCGGACTGCAAAGGGACTTTAGTAGAAGTGCTTTGAGGGTTGAAACTCTTACCAGGATCGTGTAGAATATTTCGAGGATCACTCTTTAGTGGTACAGTAGTTGCGAAAGTTTGCTTAGTTCCCATTAATTACCTTTAGAGGTGCGCCCTCTAATCATTAGTGTATTAAAGTCAGTCAACAAGTAGCAAGAAATATTTTCCAGATGTATTGCATTTATTTTTAAGTAGTGGTAAAGGATAGAAAATGAGAGTGATTATAGCTGGCGACCGTTACTTCGGGCACATACCGCAAAAACCAAAACCAACTGAATATGAGCTAGAATTATTTACTTCTGGTAAAGAATTCTTCACTGGGCTAGTCATCGAATTATGGAAAGAGTGGAAGGATATGTATGGGCCAATTACTGAGGTGGTAAGCGGTGATGCCAATGGTATCGACACAATCGCGAAGGACCTCAGTAGGAAGATAACCGGAAAATCAGCTAAGAGGTTTCCGGCTAATTGGTTTGAGCATAAGAAGCAGGCTGGGAGGATTAGAAATCAGGAGATGGCTGATTACTCAGACGGAGCTATTGTAATTGTTGGGGATGGATCTGTGGGGTCTCGCGATATGATAAAGAAGATGGAGGAGAAGCTCCTTCCTGTTATCGTGAGAGAAGTATCGGACGCTGAGATAGACATGTACATCCCAGGCCTACCTGAAGTCATACGTCATTTCAGGCAGGCCAATAAGAAGTATTAAACGCCAAGCCCACTGTGATCAGACTGATCTGGTGGACGAGGGGTCCTCGTTCCGCCAGCCCCTCCCTGCATAGCAGCTACTACTTGTTGCTCTTCCACCAACTCTTCTAGTATCTTGTTAGCGTGACCAGGATCTACCTTCATTCGTCTAAACATCTCGCGTCTAGAAATTAGACCTCTAGCAGCAAGTCCGATAGCCTCAGCCTTAGAAGCGTCATGCGCTCCGCTATGTAAAGACCCTGGCTGAACTTGCATGTCAAACATCTTCCAGAAATAAGAGTTGAACTCTTTCTTTCCTGGGTGAAGCTTACCTGGGTCATATAGGAAGTCCTGATCAGTCACCCCATCCTCTCCAAGTAATTTCATGCGCTGCTTCACATCGTAGAACTGAATAATATGACTTACAGCTTGCTTTCCGCAGTCATTTAAGAACGATTCAACGAACCGCTCTTCCCGGCGCAATGATGTTTGCAGTGAGTCTCGCATGCTATCTATAGTATCTCCACCAGCCATCTGATTCTTGTTAGCTAATGAATTGACATCGACGTTACCAGCCAACCTATCGAATTCTGGGTTTAAGACGCCCTGTAAGAGCTGCGGAACGAATGAAGGTATCTCAGGCGGTTTCTGCCATACGAACGCCTTGTTAATGTCGTCTACGTTGCTATTTAGAATTAGCCGAGCCCCAGGCATGTCAGAGTTGAACGTCTTAAATGCAGCTGGCCCTACAGTACTAGTCTTGGTTAATATAGCTGGATTCAGGGCTTTAGCTACCATGTCTGAGATGCCAGCTGGTATCTCGTTCAATAGCCTTTGCATGGGGAGTAGATCACGGTATAGAGATAGGCCGTAGAATGACCACGGAACCTTGTTCGTCCACATACAGGCGAAAGGATACATGCCGTGCCAGAACGGAGAAGGGCCATCGTATACTAGCTTAGGACCACCGAAGATGATAAGCCGTTTACGTGGGTATAGTCTATCTCCTGGCTTTACTTCGTAATGCCAGTTATGCTGGTCCATAGGAAGGAATGGATCCTTCATGACTACGGTTCTACTAGATTCGTTCCTAGAGAAATCCTCTACCCAGTATTCCTCTAGTTCACATACTCCGTAATACTTTTCTCCAACGCTAGGAGCGGATCCGCCAGCTACTCCGAGGACTCGCTTCATGCCACTTCCCAGGCCGTCCCAGGTAGTCTGATCCATAGACTCAGGTCGATTGAATTGCCCTCTGCCCATGTTATTCAAAGACCTAGCCCCAGCTTCGATTCCGGCTGAAGTAAACGGGAACATCTTATGGAAGTACGATATAGGCTTCCAGCACCTGTGTAGAACGGCTGCTGAGTCCTGGATGCTCTCTAGTGATGGCTGAATAGGGATAACTTGGTCTGGTCCGAGTGCCGTAAGACGCAGCTTATTCTTTCCTGCACCGATCTTGCAGAAAGAGTTTCCATTAAGTAAAGCGATGTCATAGGCGGTCATCAAAGTGCCGCCCATATCCTGCTTAATCCACTCAGCTCGGATAACTTGCTCGATACAGCTAGCAGCATCTTCCATCATGTCGACGCTAGTATTGACGCCGATTATCGGCTTAGAATCAGAGATCTTAGCAAGACGATCCCGCCTAGCTAAGCCCATCTTATTATTCTGATACTGAGATCGCCACATTGGCCGACGCTTGTCCCAGCCGTTATTCTCAAGGTACCGAATATACTCTTGAGTCCTTCCGTACTCAGGAGACTCCCTGTAAGCAGCCATAGCCTGACCCTTAGTCGCTTCTCGCCAGTCTAGCATCCTAGACATGTAAGCTACCTTATAGTCAGAGTTACTTTCCTTTTCAAGGCTAAGTGAATGCGGTATACTGCTTAATCCGGAGTTGTTAGCGAGAAGCTTAGATAGTTCCATTAAATCCAGTTATCCGATACAGTTGTTTTCTTTACTAGTTGAGGTGGAGTTGTATCCCATACGTTGACCTTGCCAGCCTCTTCTAGTCCTCTATCACTAAGATTAGTGGTCCTTGAAATTTCCATAGGGTCAGCTAATCCGTTCTCCCGGCAGTACGATAACTGCTCCTGCCTAGTAGTGATAAACTTTCTATACTTATTTCCTCCGCCGTCCTCGCCGCATACCCAGTGACCATCCGACTGCTTTCCCTGGTCGGTCTCGCCCTGGTACCAGCCTAGAGGCTTAGACCAGATTACATTAGGTAAGCCTACAACCCTAACGACTTCGTTGTGGCACTCAGGACATGGCTTATTTGGCAGGGTATGGCTCTTAAGTAGGAATTCCACAGTCAGACCCTTCCTACTACAGTCACCAGTAGCGCAATATCCTTCGAAGATCGGCATTACTTAGCATCCTTTTCCTTAGATACAATCTTGTTGAACAAGTCGGATCCATTGAAGTTAGCCTTGCCTAGAATCCCTCGCAATACCGCATGCTGGTTTTCACTGATAATGAAGTGCTGGCATGGGGTGTTAACGGCATAGAACCATCCCTCCGCGCATGCCGATTGCCATGCCTCCTGAACGATCTCTCCTAGCGTCATACCTTTGGACACAGCGACATCATTAAACGAGTCAACCATGTTAGGGTCCACGGAGACAGAGAACTCGTGAGCCCCTGCCCTGCGACTGCAAGCTTTATCAACTAGCTCGACTACTTTGTAGGAGCTTGACACCGACTCTCCAGCTGAGTCACTCATGCGTTTAATGTCATTAGCTGACACAACGAATCCGCCCTGTGAATACTGGACCAGGAACTCATCTAGAAGCGACTTAACAGAGTCTTGAATCTGCTCAGATCCAACGGCAGATACTAATTTAGCGTAAGTGGCTGGGTCTATCGACAGTTCGATTGGTAATTTGAATTCTTTTACTGATTGCTTAGCCATATATGGTTATCTAATGATATGGTAGCCATTTAGCAAGCTTGAAGTCTATTTTTTTTATTAGAAGTATGGAATATACTCTGTCTGATTGAAATCATCCATGTAGGATGACCCATCGTGAGAGTCGAAAGACCCAGTGATAATGTCCTTGTAAGGGTTTTGCATGTCAGGCATCTCGACAGACGTATTCCTAGTGGCTACTAAATGCATGGAATTGCATCGAACGCATTTTCGGTATTGATTGGGGTCCTGGACGCCAACCCTCTGCCCGCAAGAGTTGCAGGATACTGCGTACGGCTGATTCTCAGGCAACGGATCTATCTTAAATGGCTTAACTCCGCCGTTCTCGTCGAAGTCCATTTGATGGGCAGTGTAAACCGCTATCATCATGGCCATTAAGTAATCATCGTGATAGTCGGCACCTTTTTGTCTAGCTGCCTCGGTCTTTTTGGATTCATCTTGCTTGACGAATACTTTAATCTCGTTTACAAGTTCGAAGTCCTGGACTATGAGAAGCTCTTCCGATAGCCATCTATCCATAGAGGCAATCAGTTTAGGTTTAGACACTGCGTTAGTCAGCCAGTGGTATCCATTGCCCTGAGTCTTACTGAAGTCTCCGCTAATCTTCCTTCTATAGATATTGTCGTACCGCAGTAAATTAAGCAAAGCATCAGCGGTCGACGATCCTGACCCGGTATACTCCACGGCTATCTGAGCCATGTTATACCACTTGCCGATAGGAGCTATCTTGTAAGCCAGATTGAAGGGGTTAGTCTTCCTCTCTCTATAGGTAGCCACCTGTAGGTCAGCGACACCGTTTCCCTTTTTAATAACACACATAACGGAGTAATCCTTGCCGATACCCTCCGATACGTCGACGCCAGCATAGTATTCAGCTCCAGGCTGAGGCTTATCCCACACCGTAACAAACTTCTCTTCGTGCCTGTGGTCCTGAGAGCATCCAGGGCATTCGCACTGAGGTATTCCGCCATCAGGTAAGGCAATGTCCCGGTATCCGTGGTAGCGACCATTAGCGTCAAAGAATCCCTTTGATGGTATCTTACTGGCACTCTTCTCAGCCGTCCAAGTAGCGTACTCCACAGCGGCATCGCTAAATACTTTATCGCCGAATACGAGGAAAGCCTCTTCAGCGGTAATAGCTTGTTCCTGCTTAATGATCTTCGGATCGGAGGCTCCAAGCTCCTTTTTCCACATCCAGAACAGCTGCTCGTCGGTAATCCTATATGGCTGGAATTTACCAGCTCTGCAAAATCTGCAAGTAGTATCAGAGGTGTCCTGGAGAGACCAAAGTCTTTGAAAGTACCTTCCGCAATCCCTGTTATTGCAGCGCACCCAATTAGCCTCAACTGCCTCTCTACGCTTCACTTCTTTGTCGCCTAGAGCCCATCCACCTGGGGGAGCTGCTACGTGCGTCTTGTCCATGAAGAACGGAAGGAATAACGGCTCCCACCTAGCATCATCACCAGCCTTGACCATTCGGTTCCAGAACGAGTGCGTATGGGTGCCAGCCCCTTTAGCGGTGGATTCTAATATCCCGATATTGTCTGGCAATTCGTGTAAGGCTTGTTCCACACCTCGCTCTACAATGTCGTTAAACACTGGCCATGAAGTAAACTCCGATCCATGGAAGAAGTTGAGCGATGTACCTTGCCCAGCGTACCCTGTAGTACTGGCTGGGCTAATATTGATAGTAGACCGAAGTCCAGGTGAATTACTTCTCTTGGCGTCCGAGTCTAAAATCATTCCTTTCTCGATGCTCAAAGAACTGGCTTGTGGCTTCAGAAACCACGGAAGATCTTGATAAATCGGAAGGATGTATTGATTCCACAGGAGCTTAGTCTTATTCTCGTCTTCTGACATGATAAGAGCCTTTTGCCCTGAGTGGAATATACACTTATGGGCGGCTAGAGCACACCCGAGCTGGCTGAGCCCCAACTGTCTAGACTTGATCACAACCGTGGCTGGCGATTTACCTCGCCTGCGCATGTCATCAAGCTTCTCTAACACAAGTCTCTGGCCATCCCATAAATCAAATAGGACTCTCACAGAGCTTTTGCTGGTTACCCAAAACCAGTTCTTAGCAGCATGTTCAAACGAGTTTCTACACCGAGCTATCTCTTCCGCTATGAGCTTTATCTCATTTTCAGTGAGAATAGCGGATAAGTTAGATGCGTCGGTAACATCAGCGAATTTTTTCTGGAGGAAGTAATCCTCCATGTCAATAACGGATCTATCGCGTGCCATCGTCTTCTATGATCTCGGCGTCGATAATAGTGCTATCTTCCCTAGATCTCTTCTCAGCTTCCATCTTCTTGATAATGGACTCGATAGAGACAACTCCAGCGCCACCGCTTGATACGTTAGAATTATTGTTGTTGACCTGATTCAATATATTGATGCCAGTCTTAGGCTGAAGTACTCCGATAGCTTCAGCTACGTCCCGCATCACCTTTGAGTCGTTAGCCGCAAGAGCCCTCGTCCATGCGTCAAATAGATCAGAGGCCAAAGCTGGCATCTTCTCTACTAATTTAGACTTAACTTCCTGAAGGGCTTCAGCCTCAAGGTTTCTATGGGCGATAGACTGATCAGCTGGCTTTTCAACGTCTACGGATATGTATCGAGACGGAATTGGTATCATTGATGTATTTTCGTTCTCTAGTGTATTCTCGTCGATCATGTTACCTGCTTACATTAGCTGCTGTAGATCTAGTTACCTGAGGCTTGTTGACTTTTATCGAGGAACACCACTCTTGGATATCCTCTTTAAGTTTGTGGATTAAGCTCTCCTGAAGCCTGTCCAACTCCCTTATCTTACTGTCTAGCTTCTCGGTCATTTAGCTTATCCTCTATCCTGTCTGCGGTATCTTCTATTCTGTCGATTACAGCGCGTAGCGATTCCGTAGTAGCTTTCATTGTTATGAGAGATTCTTGGTGGGAGACCAAAACTTCCCGCAATAGATCTTCTCTCTTCTTGATCTCAAGACTCAGGCGCTCGTCCTTGCGACGAATTTCATCCTTCATCCAGTAAATGATTGTTCCAGCAAAAGCCAGAAGTAGCCCAACGGCTCCCATCTGAGCTATCGCATTTTTAAAGATTTCGTACATGTATGTTGCGTGTGGCCTATTAATATGCTACCTAATCGAGCCATAGATGTCACGGATTCAATTAGGTAGCGGTATTATGGGATAGTCACCCTCTTAGGTTGTCCGGTAGATAAAACGCCGTTTCCAGCGGATAAATACTCTATTACGTACTGTCCATTTCCTTGGCGAGTGTCAATCCCGCTGACGGTGCATGTGTCAGCCGAGCAGGTATTAGTTACTGTCGCTCCAGAAGGCAGGGTTATGGTGATCCTAGCTTGAGTGGCGTTCGGGATAGCAGACCTCTTAAATTGAAAGGTCTTACTAGTAGTAGTCACAGGAATAGGATTCCCAAGACGGTCAGCTAAGAAGCTCTGCGTTCCGGCAGCTCCGCCTACGGTACCGTACTCCTTACCAAACTTAGAAAAAACCAGATAATCTGGAGGCGTTCCGCCGCTTAATATATCTGCGTAGAATCCTACTAATCCGTCGTTTCCTGGGCCGTCTAAGCCGAGTGCCTGAGCAAAGAATAGGTCTCCTACGGTGTTATAGCTTGGATCAGAATACTCTCTAGCGATCCAAGGGAATAACCATAGAATTCCATGGTTAAGAGTCCGTGAAGCGCTTATATCTATAGGCACCGTGCCGTACGAGTTGTGACATGCGGATGGAGGTGTTGTATTTACTCCAGCGTACTTCAATATCCTCCTACCGCTTTCAGTTGATCCAGCATACGGAGTGGCTATAGTCATGGATGTCTGACTAGCACATGAAACGACCGTGTATCCTCGTCTAAAACCTCCCGAATCCTGAATTGCAATCGTGTCTGTTCCGTTGCAAGCCCATTGAGACTGAAACTGAGTTGATGATCCAGTTACAGTAGTCGAGCCGTTTGTGGCAGTTACACTCCCAGTTCTCTCGGCACCATAGTCAGGACACCAAGTCCAGTAAGTGTCTTCGTAATAAGCCCCGTCATTAGTGTTGTCAAGCCCCTCTGTAATTAAATAGCCCGCGTATCCCAGCAGCGATGTCCTAGCTCCAGCGAACCCAGTGCGTTCGTAATTCATACGCATGCCTTGAATGAGAGCGAAGCCCTGCCATGGAAAACTCCCTTGCCCGTAGTAGTTCTGACTGGCGTCGATATTCATCTTCCAGCCGCCATACGGCATTTGATTGGCTATCAGATAATCCCTGAATAAGTCTGCGTTTGTCTCCCAGGTAGTCTTAGTAGCTCCAGCTGGATATAGAATAGCCAGGGCGTTAACCCCCTCGAACACGTACCCCTGCTCACGGATCTCACCGATCTCAGTGTCAGGTTGATACGGGTAGTATCCGCTACCGAACACCGAGTATTGCTGACCGATCTGATTTAAGATACCGGGCCAGTATTCAGGCTTTCCGTCATAGGCCCTTAGAATCATTCCCAGCGCTCCGGTAACGCGAGGCTGTAGCATCCACTGACCTTGGCCAGCCTCCCACGCCCGCCCACCGTCATATGGCCACTTCCACCACTTGTCAGCTAGGTCTCGTGCGCCATCTCGATATCTAGTGTTTCCAGTTCTGTAGTAAAGGCGATATAAGGCAGCGACTACATCGTAGTAGTTCCAGTTATTACTTCCTCCGCGCCACTCCGCCCAGGTCGCGCCAGATACGTATCCGTATTGAAGCCCAGTTGGAATAGAAATCGAAGCCGCACCGTGAAATGGCTCGTACAAGGGCAGCGAAGTGTCGCTGGCGCATGATAGGACCTGAATAGCTCTGTGGCCCACTCCTCCAGCCGTTAA